TGGCTATCTTCATTCGCGTGGTGCAACTACTGGAGAGCGTGAGGTATGGGCGATAGCGTCATAGAACATCCAAAGCATTACACGCAGGTGGATGGCCTTGAATGCATTGACGTAATCGAGCGGCTAAACCCGCCCCACCACGTCGCGTGTGCGTTCAAATACATCTGGCGATTCAGGGACAAGGGCGGCTTGCAAGACCTCCGCAAGGCCGCTTGGTATCTCAACCGCTATTGCGACTGGCAGGAAGGACTCCGCGAGAAATGCCTAAGCAAGTAACACCGGAGATGGTCGAGGAAATACACAACCTCAAAGCGCAGGGCATGGGGCGCGAGGCAATCGCGGACGCGCTCGGGATAGGGGTGAAGCAGGTGCGCAATAGGCTTGCGGCGAAGGCGTGGGAACCGAGGGAGGCGATGCAGGTGGATTCGCCTATCCCGGAAGGATTGCCTATTCACGAGCGCATCGCGCGGCGAGTCCAAGATTACGAGTACAAGGCAGCGAAGATTAAGGCGCAAGCATTCCGGCGCATCAATGTAAAGATGGATGGGCCTGTGGGAATTCTCCACTTTGGAGATCCCCACATTGATGATGATGGCACGGACATTGGGGAATTGTTTTATCACGCGGAATTAACGCGCACGACGCCTGGACTGTTTGGCGCAAACATCGGGGATACGACTAATAATTGGGTTGGGCGATTGGCGCGGCTTTATGGCGAGCAAGGGACTAGCGCGGAACACGGGCGCGAGCTGGCAGAGTATTTTCTAAAGTCGGTGGACTGGTTATATGTTGTCCTTGGCAACCATGACATGTGGGGCGGTGGTTCTGGCGTTGTAGATTGGTTTGCCAAGCAATATGGATACATGCAAACAGGGCAATTTCAACCGCATGCCGTGCGTCTCGGCCTAGTATTCCCTAATGGCAAAGAGATCCGCGTGAACGCCCGCCACGACTTTAGGGGCGCATCTGAGCACCATCCAACACACGGCCCCGCGAAAGCCGCACGCATGGGATTCTGCGACCATATTGCGATCTGTGGGCACCGTCACCAAAGCGGGTATGAAATCGTTGTAAGCCCGGACCCTATGACGGGCGACGGCGAAACAGGCCTAATCACCCACTGCATCCGCGTCGCCACCTACAAAAAGATTGACAGCTTCCAGCGCGAAAAGGGATTCCCGTACAACAACACCGGGCCGGGCGTGGTGACTGTGATTAACCCGGACGCCACGAAGGAAAGCAACCTGATTCAGGTCTTCCTAGACCCCGCGCACGGCGCGGATTACCTTACTTGGCTAAGGGGCAAGAAATGACCCGCGCCACCATCCCCTCCATCCTCAAAATCGCTGGCCTGACATGGCCCGTGCGCCTACGCGCCACGATTAAGCACGAGGGCGCGGATTGCATCGGGCTTTGCCGACCAACGAAGCAAGACCTACTGATTCATCGCGATTTGGCCAAGACGCCAGAACAGGCGCGGCGCGTTTTGCTACATGAGGCGCTACACGCGATGCTATGGGAAACGGAGCATTTCCACGATGAAGCGCTGATAGACCGCCTCACGGAGCGCGTGGATATGCTGTACGCGGACAATCTGGACTTTCGCGGGATGTACTGATTGCGGTATAATATACGCGCCTAATGCGGTGGACGCGCCGCTAATAGGTTCAGCGGGGGCGCGATGGTGCCCTCGCTCCTGCGATACCGCCCGCGCTGACGCGCCGGGCCCGACGCCCCGAATGGGACTACCCGCTCGGGGCGTTTCTTTTGAGTCACTTATGGGACATTATTCCGTCAAAATGTCGGGATTTAACCCACAAGTATTTTTTGTAAGTTCAGTTGTCAAGGAATCCTTGACAGTTCGCCCCGGCGGATTCTACCACGCCCCCAAAAACCGCGACCCGAAAAGGTGGGGGGTAAAAGGGGCACCTTTTTGTTGACCCCACCAAATTGGTCAGCTACCGGGGAGTCCTCGGCGTAAAATCCACCACGCGACGGCGGAAATTCAATTTGTAATCTCCTATGCGGTGGAGTTGGGCAAGGTGACGTACTTTGAAGAATAGCTAATCCACTGTATCAACCCCCACCCCCGCCGCCTCGATTGCTAGGCGGCGGTTTCGCTTTTCCTGCGCCAGCTTGGTATACCGCGCCGTCATCGTCGCGGAGGTGTGGCCGCGTGTGGCCTGCGCGTATTCTTCACCCAGTTCGCCCGCGATTTCAGTGAGTCGCATATGGCAAATCTGATAGGGCGTGAAGGTGTCTATTTGGGCAAGTTTGCAAGCGCTCGCCAGCGCCGTGCGATACATGCGCTCCGAGGGGTATGGCTTAGCCCACTTGGCGGGCGTTTTCTGTTGCCCTTCCGACTGCCATCGCGCGAGGCTGAATAACCATGGGTCAGACGCGCTACATTGGCTTATAAGACGCTCCAGCGCATCTTGTAGCACTGGCGCAGGGCTAAAGACTATTTCACGGTGGATGCCCTTGGAAGCGGTCTTATGCTCTTGTTTCACGGCAATCCAGATATCCCCATGGCGCGTCAATTCGTCGCGGTGTAGGGATAGGATTTCGGAAGGCCGCGCCCCGCCGCCCCACCGTTGAAGGATAAGCACGGGCACCCATTTGGCATGGCACCATTCCAGCGCCCGCAGGAAGTCCGATTCCGAGCACGGCATCCGCGCCTCGCTCTCTTTCGCCTTCGCATTCCCAGTCTGTAGGTATTCGACGCTGTCCAGCACCTGTGGGAAGGACGGCGGGCAAAGCCCCATGGACACACCCCACCGCGCTATGCGGATGCACTTCTGGAGCCGCCTGTTGACCCCCTCGCGGGTTTGCAGGGCGCGATACGCGCCGGAGGATGCGAGGCGGTCTAAGGCGTCGCGGAAGGCGCGAAAATCCTGCCCGCTATAGTCGGCAATGCGTAGCTTGCCCTGCATATTTGCCCACTGGTCAGCGGACGCTTTCACGAAATCCCAAGCGCTCGACACCTTATCCCCGCGCCGAAATAGCTCTTGCCCCTTCTCTGCGAACTCCGCGCACAGCGTGGCGATGTCGAGCGCCTGGCCCTTGGTGTAGCTCAATCCTTCGACCTTCGCCCGCTCCAACCACTTCGCAAACGCCGCTTGCGCCTGTTCCCGCGTGGCGCTTTCTTCGCGCTCGAACCAGTGGACTATGCGGCGCGTGGTCTTGCCGTTGGGCTGTCGGAACTGCTGTTGCACTCCCCATCGTTGGCGAGAACCGACCCAAGTTAGACAGCCGAAGCCAGAGCGCGGGCCGCGTTGCTTTTTACGCTTAATGGGGGCGGGCATGGAGTTATTTCCTTGAAAGGTCTAAACTGCTAAAAAAACTGCTATACACTCTCGACTTGAAATCTGTTGTAAGTCTAACACATACCAAGACTTAACCGCAAAAAATAAAAGCACATAATCCGTTCCTGTCGAGAAGGGCTAAATACTATGGCATCCTGTAACATCTTGCGGCAAATGGTATCGGCGGAAAGACTTACACCGATGCAATAAAAGCAAGAATGTCCCACTGATAGGAGCAAAGTGCTATACGAAGTGCTATACATTCAGGCTTGCCGATTGTTGCCGCCGACTTGACGCCGCAGTGCGTTGATCTCGGCGGTGTTTTCTTTTATACCGGCGAAAACTTCAGAAATTAAATTCGCGTCTTATCCACTTCGGCAAGCGTTTCAGCTAGATAGTGGAGGTGTTTATCCTTGACTCGCGGAGGAGTATCAACATCGCGCAAAACGTCAAGGGTCAATTCAATCAGGCGCACGACAGGCGAGAGTGTATCGCCTGATTGAATGGGAAAAGTGCTTTTATACTGATTTGGTGACTGCTGGATGTTTTCCAGCAGTCCTTTTTCTTTTAGGTATGCCGCGAGACGGTCAACCTTTTCCATCTTCAAGATGAGCCTGGACGCAAAGACGCGAATCTCGCCCGGCGTAATCTTGCATGCCTCGGCCACTTCCGCTTGCGGAATCCTACCTTTAAGGCTCTTTAGCGCTTCCTGAACGCGCTCCCTGTACTGCTTTTCCTTCAAATCCATCGGATTACCCTCCAGTTTTGTACCCACCCCCTCAAAGCCTATCACCTAAAAGTACGCGAAACCACTGATTTTATTGGTGTTTTTTTCTCTTGACATTTACCGTCACTTGTTATAAAATATGTTTCGTTAACGGCGCTTGCTATAGCTTGCGCACCGGGCAAGGAAGAGCGGATGGGAATGTTAAAAACGGCTGATATCGCGTCACGCCTTGGTATCTCACGGGCAACGCTTTATCGGTGGATGCAAGCAGGCGAGTTTGACGGCCTGTATGTGAAGCGCAAGGGCCTTCATCTATTCCAGTCGGACGCAGTGGAAGAGTGGCGTAAACGCCAAGAGCAAACGCAGCGGCAAAACTAAGCCGCGCACAAATGGAGGGATTCGGACGATGGTACAAGCAAAAGACTTTGACGGCGTGACGGTCTATCGCGTCACAGGCACAGCAAGCGAGCGCACCTGCAACGAATTGCGCACACAGTGCCTCTTGCGCGCCGCGAGTGAGCGTCACATGGTGATTGACGTTAGCGCATGCACCACGGGCTATATCGGCATCCTCGTTGGCGTATTGCGCGAAATTCAGCGAGCGCTGTTCCTGTGTGGCGGATGTCTCTACATCGCGCCGAGTCCGCAAGTGGCCTACTTCGCCGGCGCACAGGCGCGCGGTCTGCTTGCCGACTTTTGCAGCAACACGATGGACGGCGTCAACACGATGCGCGAATACGTGCAACTCGCCACGGTGCGCTAAATGAGCCGCGACTGGATTGACGACATCCGCGACATGCGCGCGCTGTTGCTCGAAGTCTACAACGCGCCCGACCCTCTCCCCGACGACCTGCGCAAGCGCATCGGCGTGATTCTTGGGCTTGAGAAACGAAGCTAACTTCATATCCACATTGTACCGCAAATGTCACAGAATGCAAGACTGAACAAAACCACAGGTGTCAATATGTCGCATGAACTTAACACGTCCCTCCTCCCAGTCTCGTGCGTGCGTCCGAACGCGCACGAGGCGGTACTGCCGGACGGCGCGGTTCCCTCCCCGCGCCGTCCCTTTTCCCTTGCATCAACAGGGGCGTTCCCTGTTTGCGCCCGCGCGGTGGACTCTGTGAAAACAGAAATCATCACGCCTCGAAACGCGCGGGCTTTTCTTGACTACTTCGCAGCGTTCGTCATCCTCGCGTTTACCGGCTTGCTGTATTTCGGCGGGATGGTTTGGGCGATTGGCGACGATGCGTTTTGGCGGTAATTAGGCTCTCTCGCCCGCCCTCGCCTCGAACTTGTCAAGGCAGATATTGGACGCGCCGGGGGCGGGCGCTGACTTTTCACCTGGAGGAATAAGTGTTAACCGCACCGCAAATCATTGCGCTAAACGACGACCTCGCCACGCTCGCGGCGCGCCACAACGTACCGCACGATGCGGCGGTAGCTTCGATGCTGGCGTATGCAAGCAGGACGTTGAGCTTGGGCGAGTTTGCGAGCGCAGCGCAGAGTCTGATTAACCGCAAGGCGCGTGATGCGCAGGAGAGGAATTAGGAATGGCACGTAAACTGAGGGGCACCGACCCAAAACAGGCGAAACAGAGCAAGCCGAAGATACTTGTATTCGGCGCTCCAGGCGTTGGCAAGACATGGGCGGCGCTCGACTTCCCGAGCGTCTACTACATTGATTGCGAGGGTGGCGCGAACCTCCCTCACTACACCGACAAGTTGAAGCGCTCTGGCGGGCTTTACCTTGGCCCGCAGGATGGCGCGAACGACTTCGCCACGGTGACAGAAGAGATCATTACGCTCGCCACGACGCAGCACAAATACCGCACGGTCGTAATTGATAGCTACTCAAAGATTTTCAACACACAGGTTGCCCTCGAATATCAGCGCATGGAAGACGCCAAGCGCGACATGGAGAAGACGTTCGGCGCGGAAAAGAAGGTCGCAATTAACTGGACGCGGAAATGGCTTGTCTGGTTTGAAAAGCTCGACCTGAACGTCATCCTGATTTGTCACGAGAAGGACAAATGGACAAACGGCGCTGTGACGGGCCAAACCTACGACGGCTGGGACAAGCTGGAATACGAGCTGCACCTCGCCCTTCGCGTCACAAAGCAAGGCACCTCGCGCAAGGCGAAGGTGACGAAAACACGCCTTGAAGGGTTCACCGACGGCGCTACCTTCGATTGGTCATACGCCACATTCGCGGAGATGTTTGGCCGCGATGTCATCGAAGCTGACGCGGTGCCCGTCCTGCCCGTCACGCCAGAACAGATTGCCGAGTATCAGGGCATGCTCGACGTTATCAAGGTTGACGCGAAGGTACTGGAAAAGTGGGGCGCGGTTGACCTTGAAGACCTCGCGCACGATGACCTTCAACGCCGGATTGACTATCTCAAGAAACTGAAAGAAGGGAACTAAGCAATGCGTTTCACGCCGAAGACGGAAGACCAAATTCAAGCGGAAAGCCTATTCCCTGATGGGGAATACGATTTCCAGTGCATCGATGCCGTGGACAAGGTGAGCCAGAGCGGCAACGAAATGATTGCCGTCAAACTGCAAGTCTATAGCGACGACGGGCGCCAGACGTTTGTGAATGATTACCTAATGGAGAAGATGCTGTACAAGCTCCTGCGCTTCTGCCAGTGGGGAAACCTTGCCGCGAAGTATGAAGCGGGCGAGCTTACCGCCGATGACTGCATTGGCGTCTCGGGCCGCGTGCTTCTCAAGAAAGAAGAGCAGGAAGGCTACAAGCCGAAGAACGCGGTGAAGAATTACGCGAAGCGCGGCGAAGGCGATGAGGCGAAGGCCAAGCCTGCACGAAAGTCGCATGAAGTCGTCGGGCCGCAAGACGACATTCCGTTCTGAGGTGAGTTATGGCAGCGACAACGTTTCAAGAAGTGCTAAACGAAATCGAACGCCACGCCATGAAGCTATCGAAGTTGCGGGTACATCCAAATCAGGAATACCTGCAAGAGCTACACCTCGACGAAATCATGCAGGGTGTTGGCGTGCTTAGAAGGCGTGGTTATTTGAGCGCGTCTATTCCGAAGCGCAAGAGCAAGAAACAGGCGGAAACATGCCCTCACCCGGAGTAAAAGAAAAGGAATTCAGTGCAGCAGATGAATTAACAGCAACCAAGTTAATGAAGTACAACGCGCTCGAAATCATTGCTCTGGCGCTCGACGGCGTGCCCGCTAAACCACAGGAACCGATTACGGATTACACATGGAGAGGATTGGGAAATGGTAACGACTAGCACCCCTCGCGTCCCCCTCGCCCGCACGACTGACCCGCGCACCTCGCACGACGCGGCGGAGCGTAGCGAGCGGTTCACCGAATCGCACAAGCGCCGCATTCTTGAAGCGCTCCAGGCCTCCCGGAAGGAGATGACCGCGGGCGAGATTGGCGCGGCGTGCGGGTTGACCGTGGTGCAGGTGGATAGGCGCATGGATGAACTAAAGAAAGCTGGCAAGGTTGAGACGCCCGGCACAAAGTTTTGCACCGTGAACGGTTGCAGCATGAACGCATGGAGATTGCCAAAATGAATTTTATTGAAGCGACAAAGTGGATGTTCAAAGGGAAACACATTCGACTTCCATATTGGCATGAAGGAGATTTTCTATTCATGACAACCCGAGGCCGCTTAATTCATAACGACGATGGCGATTACGAAGTTAATGGGTCAGACATTACTTCTGATGACTGGGAGGTTCTCTAATGACATGCCACAAACCAAAGTGCAACCTCGCGCCCGTGTTCTGTGTGTGGGGTGACGGTGAGTATCTGCGCTACTGCGGCAATCACTACACAGAGGACTTCCCAAATCCCCCGAAGGTTAAGAACATGTGCCCGCTTTGCAACACGCCGGGCGTCTTGAAAGATCACTATATTCGCGGTAAGAAAACGAAAGCATGCCGCGACTGTTACGAGGCGTATGAGCGCGAAAGGCGCGGATAACCCCGGCGCATACGCTCGCTACTGCCCTCTGTGCCACGCGCTGCACGCGGTGGGGATGCAAGTGCGGTGGGACTGCGAGCTAGCGCCTGACGGCCTGCCAACGTGGGCAAACGCGCGAGCGGTGGCGAGGTGCGAGGGGTGCGGCGAGTGGTCGGGGTTGGATGGTTGGCTGAGGTATTGGGAATACTTGGAGGTGATTAAAAGTGAATCTGACCGAATACAGGCAGATGATAGAAGCGCGAGCGGTGAAAGCGCCGGAGCGCGGATTGAAGAAGATCCCGGATTTGTGTCCGGGCATGTTCCCGCACCAGCGCGACTGTTGCGAGTTTCTACTTGGCGTAGGCTCTGGCGCTGCGTTTCTTGATACCGGCCTCGGTAAAAGCCTTCTCTCGCTAGAGTGGGGGCGCGTGCTGGCGCAACACACAAACAAGCCCGTGCTTATGTTTGCGCCCCTCGCTGTTGGCCCGCAACACGTCAAGGAAGCGAACCGCTTCGATATCACCGCGCAACAGGTGCGGCACGGCAACGAATTGAAGTCGGGAATCAACATCACGAATTACGAGATGTTGAAGCACTTCAAGCCGGAAGATATCGGCGCGATTGTATTGGATGAAAGCAGCATCATCAAGAGCTTCACGGGACAGACTACGCGAGCGCTGATGCAGTTTGCGAAAGATATCCCTTTCCGCCTCGCCTGTACCGCGACGCCCGCACCGAATGACCACATGGAACTTGGGCAGCACGCGCAATTCCTTGGCGTCATGGAGTCGAGCGAGATGCTCATGCGCTGGTTTATCGCTGACCAGTCGGAAATGGGCAAGTACCGGATTAAGAAGAGCGGGCGAAAATCGTTTTGGGAATGGATGGCCACGTGGGCGCGGTGTGTGTCCAGGCCCTCAGACCTCGGCTATCCAGACGACCTATTCACCCTACCGAATCTTCGCATTCGCCCGCACCGTATCAGCGTGGACATTACGCACAATTCCGGCGACCTGCTTTTCCGGATGCCGGATATGTCGGCAACGTCTTTACACGAAGAGAAGCGAATCACCGCGCCGGCGCGCGCCGAGCGCATAGCCGAGTTGGTGGCCGCTGAATCAAGTGAGCCGTGGATTATCTGGTGCGACACAGACTACGAAGCCAAAGAGCTAATGGCGCGTATCCCCGAAGCGATTGAGGTGAGGGGTTCCATGTCGCCGGAAGAGAAAGAGGCGAAGCTGGTTGCTTTCACCGAAGGCCGCGAGCGCGTGCTAGTCACAAAGTCGCGCATCGCCGGGTTTGGCCTGAATTGGCAGCATTGCGCCCGCGTGGCGTTTGTCGGCCTGTCTTTCTCTTATGAGCAATTCTACCAAGCCGTGCGGAGGTGCTACCGATTCGGACAACAGCGCGAGGTGCATTGTCACATCGCCATGGCAGAAACGGAGGATGCAATCTGGGACACGAATCAAAAGAAGAAACTCGACCACGACATGATGAAAAACGAAATGGCAGCGGCGATGCGTAGGGCGCAAACACCGCTGCACGATAACCACCGGAAAGCGCAATACAAACCAATGGTTCTCCCATCTTGGATGAGGAAGGCAATCTAATGCAAGTCATGGATGTTCAACACGGGAAGAACTGGACAGCGTACAACGGCGATTGCGTCACAACGCTGGCCGCGCTTCCTGATAACTCGATTGATTTCAGTGTGTATTCCCCGCCGTATTCCTCGCTCTACATGTACTCGGAACATCCAGAGGACATGGGCAACGTTGCAACGGATACGGAATTCTTTGACCAGTACCGCTATCTCGTGCGTGAGAAGCTGCGCACGACGCGCCCAGGGCGATTGACCGCAATCCACGTCAAGGACTTGGTGTATTACCGCAACAGCAGCGAGAACGGCGACGCTGGAATTCGTCCATTCTCTGACGGTTGCAATCGCATCCACATTGAAGAGGGTTGGACGTATCAATGCCGCGTCACAATCTGGCGCGACCCCGTCCTTGAGCGCGCAAAGACAAACGCGCACGGACTGCTTTGGAAGACGTTCCAGAGCGACGCGAGCTATTGTCGCGTGGGCATGCCGGAGTACCTGCTTGTATACAAGAAGTGGGCCGCGCCTGATCATGCCGACGTCAAACCCGTGACTCACCCGAAGGACAAATTCCCGCTTGAGATTTGGCAGGAACTCGCCTCGCCCGTCTGGAATTACAAGCCGGGCCAGAGCGGGCGTGGAGATCATGACCTCCCCGCAACCGACACACTCAACGTGCAACAGGCCCGCGACGAAAACGCAGAGAAGCACATCTGCCCGATGCCGTTGAACATTACGAAGCGGGCGCTGTCTTTGTGGACAGACGAAGGCGATATCGTGCTTTCGCCATTCATGGGCATCGGCAGCGAGGGCGTGTGTGCAATTGGCGCGGGCCGCAAGTTTATCGGTATGGAATTAAACAGCAAATACTTCGCGCACGCCTGCGACTATCTGCGCACGGCGGAGAGTAGCGGGCAACAGGTCGAGCTGCTTGATTTCATGGGAGACGCGGCTTAATGGGAATCTCCCGCCCCACCCTCGTCATCTCCTGCGACGACCCGGACTGCACCGAGTCGTGCGAGTGGGAGTGGCCCGACGTGGTGAGCGTCGTGCAGTCCTTCTGGGTGTACACGCCCGCCCCACGCAATTGGGTGGCGCAGGAGATGTGCGAGATCACCTCGTGTGAGGGGTGGGTGTTGCGAGATGGAGAAATTTATTGCGACGCATGCGCGGCGCGGAGAGGATTTAATCATGACTAACACAGACCTACTCGCGGCGGCGCTGGAGGCGGTGGGGTGTACGGACTCGGCGTTTGACGTGCGCAGACTGAAGTTTATGAACGCCGACGATTTTGAGCGAATGGCCTACTTCAAACTTCGCCCACCCCTGCTGCGCGCCGAGTGCGAGATTATTGAGCATGCGGAGGGCACAGATGTTAGGGACTGCACATTTAACGAGTCAATAGCAACCGACCCTATTTACTACCTCGCCCTCTCGCGCGCCGTGCTGCACCTCCAGGAGCACGCGCCGGAGGTGTTCAGGAAGGCGCCAGAACAACTCTAAACAACGCCGCCGCGCGCGGCAGGGAGAATTGATGATGAAAGCATTTGACGAACTAACAGAGAAAGAACTTGCGGCTCTAACAGACGAACAGACCGCGCACTACGTTGATGTTCACTTGATGGAGCAGGGTGTACTTCGCGGAGCAGCGCCAGAAGTCGTTGATCTCCCGGCGTTCGGCGAAATCCCGAC